GGCGGTCTTGAGGCCCAGGAAGACGGTATCGGAGAGCCACTGGATCTTGGGCCCCAGGAAGTCTACGATAAAGCCCTTCACATCCTTGAAGATCGGCAGCACCTTGTCGTCGATGAAGTCATGCACCACTTTCATCGCCGGCTTGAGAGTGTTCTCCCAGAAGTCCGACAGCGTAGCTGACGCCGCCTTCGTCGCCTCGATGCCATCCGAGGTCAACGCCTCGAAGATCGGGATCACGTTATCCTGGATGAACTGCCACACTGTCTCCAGCGCGGGCTTGAGCGTGTTCTCCCAGAACCCGGCAAGAGCCTGTAGGGCCAGGTTCATCAGGGCGATGTTGATGTCCACCACCATCCTGAAGATCGGGATGATATACTGGTCGAGGAAGTCCCAGACCGCGGTGATCGCCGGAAGCAGGGTGTTCTCCCAGACGCCGCTCAGCGTCTTGGTCGCCGCGGGGATGGTCGTCTGCAACCAATCGCGTACCGTGGTGAAGATGTTCACGACGTTGGTGGATAGGAAGTCCCATACGGAGCGCAGGGCCGGTAGCAGGGTGTTTGACCAGAAGTTGGAGGTGGCCGCAGTCGCCGCCGGGATGTTCGTACCGAGCCAGCCAGCTACAGTCTGGAAGATGGGAATGAGTGTGCCGGTGATGAACCCCGATACTGCCTGAAAGGCCGGCACTAGCGTCCCCGTCCAGAAGTTGGATAGGGCCTGTATGGCTATGGGGATATTCACTTCCAGCCATGCCTTCAACTGCTCAAAGATGGGCTGCGCGGTGTTCGTCCAGAACTCGGTCAGCGTGGTACGTATCCCGCCCCAGTCGTTGATCCAGGCAGCGGTCAGCAGGGCCACCGCCGCGCCGATGGCTACCACCAGGGCGATCAACGGCAGGTTGGCGATAGCCGTTGCCGCCGCCGCCGCAGCCCAGGCCCAGAACGCGGGAACCAGCACGGTCAACAGCATCGCCGCCAGCCCGGCCAGGATGGGCGTGGCGTTCACGGAGATGAATGCAAACGCCTCCTGGAAGGCGGGGATGAGGGTCTGTACGGTAGAGATGACGGTCTTGATGGTATCTGCAATCCACGGGGGGAACAGTTCCTCCCAAGGGGCGTCCCAGTCGCCGGCGATCATGGTCTCGATGGCCAGGATGACGTTCTCGATGAACGGCACGACATCCTTTTCGATAATGCCCGCCAGCGTTTCCAGCGCTGGCCCGGCCTTGTCCAGGATCTTTCCAGCGATGTCCATCAGTGCCGTGCCGATGGGAGCCAGGGCCACCGTGGCCACGTTCTTGAGTTTCGCCCATTTCTCGGGCCAGTCCTCGGTGGCGTCCGCAGTGTTCTGAATGGCCCCCTCTGCCCCTTGGAGGGCCTCTACCATATCATCCAGCGAGAACTTGCCCGAACGGATAGCGTCCACCATGGCCGGCGCAGCGCGGGCTCCGAAGAGCGCCATGCCCTCAGATAGCGCCGCGGTGGAGGTCTTGGCATTCTTGATGCTGTCAATGGCCCCCATGAAGCCGGTCTTGATGTCCACGCCCGACTTGGCGAACTTGCCCGCGGCCAGTTTCATCCCGGCCATCACCTGGCCCGACTCGATGCCCGCCTTCTCGAAGTTGGCCATCAGGGCGATGGATTCATCCATGCCGAAACCCATGGCCCTCAGCGCCGGGCCGTAGGTCTGGACACTGCCGGTCAGTTGCTCCAGGCTGATCCCCGACTTCTGCGTGGCTACGAAGAGCTTGTCCAGCGTCGCCGCGCCCTCCTCGTTGGAGATGCCCCAGGATCCCATCATCTTGGCCAGTTGTGCGGCGTTCGCCGTGGCATCTCCGCCCATGAGTTTGGCAGAGAGCGTCAGGCCTTTGGCCATGTCCTGAAGGGGCTGTCCGGTAGCCCCCAACCGCGAGTTGAGCTCAGTGATCGCCCCGGAAACAGTTTCGGCGTCCACCGGAACCGTCTTGAACACTGCCTTGAAATCGTCCTGCAGCCCGGCCAGGACCTCACCCGTGGCCCCCGTGCCCACGGCGATCTTGTCGTAGGCGTCATCTAACTGCATCCCCGCGTTGAACGCCGCAACGCCGATGCCAGCAACAGCCGCCGCAGCTGCCACCGCGCCGCCGATGACCACGGCCTTACCGATGTCCGCGACCTTGTTGCCGATAGAGGCCAACGTCCCGCCGAGGCTACTCTCGACCTTTTTTCGGGCCTGCTCCAGGTCGCCGTCCAGCTTGTCCAGCGTCGCCCGGATCGGTATCTGTGCTTTTCCGAGTTCCTCGCCGCCGTCTGTCACTGTTCTCCTTCATCGCCTCGAACTCGCGCTTCTTCTTATCCAACTCCTCCGGCGTCACCTCACCGCGCATCGGGCGGATGAACCGCCTCAGCGGGGGCAGCCGCTTGACGCGGCCCAACGCGGCCATGTGCCAGGCCAGCCAGGCGTTGGCCTCGCGCTGTTGATCTCGCTGCCACGCGTCATTCTGGAAGACCAGATCCAGCTCGCGCGGGGTCAGGTCCCAGAACTGCCCTACGGTCAGGCCGGTCCGTAGGGCGTCGCTTAGGAGCTTCCGCCAATCCCAGGCCGCGCCGGGGGGTTCGCATCAGCCACGCTCCCGTCATAGTTATAGGCCGCGCCAATGGCCGCAAAGACAGCTTTCGTCGCTGGGAGAAAGCCCATGCTCTCGATGATCGCCCAGGCATCGGCAATGGTATAGGGCCGCGTGCCAGGATACGTATCGCGCCTGGCAGCCTCCAGACCGGTCAGCGTCAAACGCGCCAGATCGGCCAGCGGTAGCCCCTCATTCTGCATGGACTGCCCGATCTTCTGAACGGTCTTCCCCAGCTGCGTCTCCGCGTCGGCCAGTGCGCGGATTGTGAAGAGGATGGGGCGCTCTTCGTCGCCAAGCTTGAGAATCCCTTCCCCGCGTGCCCCGCTCACGTGCCGACCGGCGTCCACTCGCCGTCGATGGTCAGAGAGATCGAGCAGGTGGATACGTCGTTATCTGGCGCGTCCATGCTGATCGATGTCACCAGCGCGGTGGCCTGTTCCACATCCACGCCTTCCTCTTGGCGCACGACCAGGATGAAGGTGCCGTTGCGGTTGGCCGCCACCAGCGCCTGATAGGTGGCCTCGCTGGGCACGTAGAGGCCATCCATCGAGATGGTCGAGCCGTAGCGCCCGGCCAGCACGCGCTTGGCTCGCGCATCTTTCGACGAAGCGTCGATCTCGTCCGTGGTCTCGTCGAAGGTGGCCCCCCGCTGCCCGGTGGCGGCCTCCCACACTGGCGACAGGTTCGTCCCAGTATTGACGAAGAGAAGTATATCGACTCCGTTTATTGCCACTTCTGTCTCCCTTTCTAGATCTCCATCATGATCAACTTTACCGTCACGATTCGCCCGTAGGCGTCCTGCTCGTTGCTCGCGATCGGCCCCGAGCATTCAGCCACCAACGTCCCGTAGCCTGCCACGACCAACTTGTGCCGGTGCAACAGCCCCCTCACCCGCTCGGCGATCTGCTCCACCGGCATGGAGTCGCCATCCGCCATCGCGTAGCAGCGCACGTCACGCCAGATGCGCCGGCCCAGGTCCAGCTTGGTATCGAAGGACGTGTCGGTCACATCCCCGGCGCTCACCAGGTAGGGCAGCACCGCATCCCCCGGCACCGGGTCGAAGGTGAAGATCGCCGGCGCGCCCTCGTAAGAGGCCAGCATTCCCACCAGCGTCGGGTCACTGGCCAGGTAGTCGTAGATCCCCTGGGTGAGTGCGTTCATCCCTTCCCCACAAACAAGCGCATGATTTCGGCGGCGTTGCCGAATACCGCCGGGCGCAGGAACGGGTGCGCGGCCATCTTGCGGGTGCCCAGCTCCTGAAACCAGGCCCAAAAGGCTTTCCGGCCCACGCCGACGATAGCCTCCACCGCCTCTCCATGAGCCTCAACCTTGTAGGTCACTTGCGCCCGCAGGACGCCCCGGTAAACCGGCGCATTCGCTGAGGCCCGTTCCGCGCAGAACTGGCCGACGCGATCCATGCCGTCAATGACCTTGGCGCTGATCCCCCGCTTGAACTTGTCCGCGTTCCAGGTAACCTTCATGCCGCTCATGGGACATCCGCCTTCGTTGCTGTCTCATTGAGTGATGTAGGTAAGCCAATGACTGTATCCCGTTCGTCCTTCTCGTATCGCTGCCACCAGGACTGCACGCGGGGCATCCATTCCTCAAGATGGCCTTTACGCCGGTCATCAGCGCTGATCCGTAATAGACAATCCGCGGTCGGGATCT